ACTAACGTGATTGTTTCATTCTGCGCAGAGGCGTCGGGTTTAAACAACGCAATTTCACGTTGCGCGTCGTTCACCCAAAGGACTAGCTCATTTGCAACCGGCCACCTAACCCCCGTGGTGTCTTGCAGAGTTACTTGAACCCTATCAATTACTGATTGAACGCTGACACTCATACTGGGCTACCTCTAGTTTATTAGCCATTAAATACTCGATCCCAAGCGGCCTCTCGTACTTCAGTCGGAATCGTTTTCCCACAAATACGGTGAATGGACGCGGCTTTAGGCTCACCATTAGCTTTAAAATCCTCTGGTGCTCCGCTCTCAACGAGCTGCTCAACTGCCGATATGACCTCATCAAGAGGGTCAATTTCTTCGGTCTCAACTGAAGCAAGCACAGCGGTCGGAGCGGCTCCAACAACCTCTGCACCCATACTCAGTGCTATAGCACCAATACTTTCTGAAACTTCTCTTTCTACGCCAGCCTGAAAGACGACAATGCCGCCGTCTAATGTGGCTACTCTCAAATCCTGTGGAGCTTTAATTCTCATAAGTCTTCCTAAAAAGAACCCCCTACCCTCTGATTGATTGAGCAAACAGCGAGTAGGGGGAAGGGGAGAGTCATCTACCGCTTACTGCGCGGTATCCAGACAAATCACGCCGAAGTCTTCAACAGTACCGTTGTAGTCGCTGTTGAACTTAGGCTTCTTGAGTCCGAAGATCTTCCCGATGGAGATACCAGCTTGGTTGCCATAGTCGAATGTATCTTCGACAATCTCAGGCAAGCCGATGTCAGCCATTGCAAGTGATTGAGCACCACAGAACAGAGCGCGAGCTCCATTTACGTCTGCGTCTGCACCCCACTTGTATCCAGCAGCTCCAGCGTTGCTAGAGGTACCGGCAGTTGCACCAGCCGTATTGAATACGTGACGGAATTCGTGACACATCACGCCGTCAACCATCAAGCTGCTGCTACCAGCAAACAATGAGTTTGCAGTACCGCGAACGCCAGCATTGCGAACGTTAGCCAAGAAGTCAGAATCGAGCTTCAGGTTAGCCATTTGCTGTGGAGTTACGAACAGGTGGAAAGTTTCTTCGTTACCAGCGCCTCGAAGACCACGGATGTAGTTATCTTTAGCGTAGGCTTTCAGCTCAACGATTTGCTTGTATCCAAGCTTATCTGAAGCTGTTACAGCAGTTGTATCGCCAGTAGCAATATCACCGCCGCTAATGCGCAGGTGACGGGCTGCAGTAGGTGCAGAAACGTCTGACGCATATTCAAGGTCAACTAGCTCAAGACCTGAAGTGGAGCTAGTAGTTCGCACCGCACCGTTAGTCTTGTTAGTGTACGCGATTCCAGACAGCGTCAAGAACGCCAACTGGTCCATACGATCTGCCATGGCATATGCCAGTGCGTCACGAGAGGTCTCGCGGAAGTTTACTACCGACTTTTGGTCAGCCATGCGGCCAGCAATTCGGTTAGCGAAACGTAGTTGATCAAGTTCAATCGTGATGTCATACGCACGCAAGGCTTCTTCGTTGCCTTCTAGTGTGTAGTCACCAGTGACACCGTCTCCGGTCATGTCTGCAAGCAGAGTAATGACGGCACGGGTGCCTTTCTCAGAACGAGTAAGTTCAGTGATTCGCTGAACCATTGCATTTGAACCAGTTCCTGCGAACTGATTAATGAAGCTCATGTTACGAGCTTGACGCCAGAAATCCCGACTCCACGCGGTTAGTTGCTCAGAAGTCAGGCTGGCAAAGTTTGTTAAAGCCATGACGGCCTCCAAATTTGCTGGTTAAAGTAAAAGCCCTGTTGTCCTTTGCGTGCAGACTAACGAGTGCGCAAATTTACGAGTGCGTCTCGGCTTATTTAACGTCTGTGCAGACGATTACGGTTTTAACGTGTACGGCACGATCAGATTACTTGCTGATACAAGAATGGTCTCATGATATTAGCTGTACTAAAGGTATAAGTCAAACTGCTAATAGCTAGTCCTCGACTTCCTCTTCTGGTTCATCTTCGGCTATTTCAAAGTCGAACGCATTAGTGGCTACGCCTCCAAGCGAAGGTGTTTCCATCTCTATCAAGGTCATCTGGGGTTTAGCTTGTTTCTTCCATATGGCGTCAGCCATGGCCAAAACGTCTTTCGCTGGATAAGAACCCTGCGTGTAAGCAAGGATATTTATAACCACATCGCCGTAAGACCACTGATACATACCGCCTCCGTCATTTTTTCTTAGACTTCCGTTTCTTTGCGGTTTTCGCGGATTTCTTAAAGTCCTTCGCGCTGGGAGCGCCCTTGGCTCCAGCTTTCCGCATGGTCTCGCCAGAGCCGTTTTTGATACGCCGCCTTTTGGCGGCGATGTTGGCATACAAACCCTTACCGGCCATACCTAGTACCTCTTCTTAGGTTTCTTTTTCTTTTTTGCTGCTGCAGCAGCGGCCTTCTTACCCGCTTTGGTATAGGGGAACTTCTTTCCAGCTACTTTAGGCATGGCTAGCCTCCTTTAACGCAGTTTTTAGACCAGATTGCATCTGAGAAGCTGTACCCATCTTGGAATGGCTCATAAACCGCGCACCATTCTGCGCCTCCTGGCGTCAGTCCATCCGAGGGGTCAACCGTCTCGACATAATCACGTTTGCGATTGGGGTATCGCGGGGAAAAGAGTATCTGCCCGTTATCCAGATACTCCTGCTTGGTAAACATATCGTTGTATGAGACGAAAACCTCTTCGCCATTTAGAAGCGTATAGGTAGTGCCGTCGTCATAGTAAATCGTGGTGGATGCTGAACAGATTGCTGAAAAAAATGCTGCTAATACTAAAACCGCTTTCATAGTGACTCCTTACCATTTAGTTTTGTTAGCCCAGTAGGCCGCTGACATTTTTCCTTTGGAAATGTTCTTACCGTGGCGAGCCTTGAAGCTGGCTCGCTTTTTCTTCATGGCTTCACTTTCGCCCGACTTTGGCTTGCCAGCAGTCTTCGCGCCCTGCTCACCAAACCGGATGGTCTTTACCTTGTCGCCTTCTTTAGCTACGACAACGTGAGACTTCTTCGGGTGGCTAGGAGTGCGCTTTGGTTTGTTGTAACCACTGACACCTGCTCTAGCTAATCGTGGGTCTTTCTTATCCGCCATGTGTCACCTCAAAAAATATCGCCGCGAAGCCGTTTTAAAGTTGCCTCTGGCAAAGCGTTAAACTCTTCCTCCGACAACGTACTAATATCCACAGCCTTCTCGCCGTGACTACTAGAGCTCTCTCCAGGAAGTTCTGGGGGTTGTTTCGATGCTGCATCAAGCTTCTTAGCTACTTCCGCTCGCTTCTTTGAAACCTCATCTACATTCTTCTTAGCGGGTGCAGCTTTACCTGCTAGACCTGTTGAGGTCTCCTCTTCTGGCGCAGGAGCAGATAAGTCGTGGTTTCTGATAACGAAATCAGAAGCTTTAGCCAAGGCATCAACCGGTCGCTCACCTTTGATGATGAACGCGTCTCGAAGGTCAATAACTTCTTGCGTCAACGCCTCGTTATAATCAGAAGAGTCCTCGTTAAACTGCGGGAAGTCCGACTGCAATTGGTCTGCCGCAAGCTGGAGCGCAGTCTCTTCATTCTTACGTGTGATCGTGGTCTCGACCTCTTGCGCTAGTTCCGCACTCAAGGTTTCACGCGTCTTCTGATTGATCTCGGTGCGCAAAGCCGTCGCCTTTTCAGCCTCACCATCGAGGATAAGCTCTTGGTACTGCTTCTCTTTACCCTCGAAGTCATAAGCTGGGGCCGCTGGGGCAGCAGGCTTCTGAGCCTCTTTCAATGCCTCCATCTCACGACGTAGCTCATTGCGCTCCGCTATTACTTCGTCCATACGGGACTTAGGAACGGTCTGCCCTTTTGCTTTTGGCTTCGGCTCTGGCACTGGCTCTTCTTCGAGTTCAGCAACCTCTTCTTCAGGCTGCTCTGCAACCTCCTCAACCTCTTCCTCAGCCTCTTCAACTTCAGCCGTGGTTTCCTCTACTTCTTCCTCAACTTCTTCTGGAGCCTCCGCTACTGGCTCATCATCGGCTTCGTCTAAACCGAAGTTCAGATTAAAACCTTCATCCCTTTCTTCGAGAGCGTCCGCTCCTGGCATCCGTTCAAGTTCCAATTTATCTTCCATATCATCAGCCATAATTTATCCTTTGGGGTTTCGCATCTTGTTGGTTTGTTGCATTGCCGTTGTAGCAATTCGGGTGGCCGCTGAGGTCTCTTGGTTAGACACGCGGGTGTTATTAGTCAGGTCAGCAAGCTCCCTGCGTAGATCGAGCTCCATCTGCTTCTGCTTCATCTCAGACTGAAGCTCCATAAGCTTGAGCTGTGGTCCAATCTCAGACATGTCTTGGGTCTTAGCCATATTCACCGCAGCCTCTGATTGCAACTTCTGAACCTCTGCACCAATCTTCTCGATGCCGAGCTGCAGTTCCTGCATAGCCATCTGCTGCTGCATGGCAGCGAACTCTTGCTGCTCTGGAGACTGCTCAACACCAGTGATCATGCGGATACGCTTGGCGAGTTCGGCCTTCTTAGCGAGGTGCGAGTACTCGATGATTGCGTCATCAGGTATCGCTACACCTGCACTACGTAAGCTGATGGCCTCGGCAAACTGCATCTCATCGAAGCTGTCACGGGCAGGTGCTGTAGCAATGATTACGTCGTACTCACCTATGGTGAGGTCATTCACAATGCGTCCCTCTGCCGTCATCTGGTTAACAACCATCGGCTCACGGGGCTTCATTGGGTCTTCTTCGTTGGTAATCTGAATGATGCGTTCTTCAGTGTAGAAACGCTGGATGATGTTCAACGTCTTCTCCGCCAAGTACTGACGGGTCTTGTTTAAGTTATCCAATGGCACCTGAATCATGATGGTGCCGCGATTCTGTTTCGCTTGGATCGCTATGCCAGAAACCTCAGCCGAGTCTGTGCCCAACATCGAGTCGTTAATACCCGAGATGGTCTTAACATTCTGCGCTGCCTTCTGGGCAATGCGGTCCAGCCCTGTAGGGATCTGGTTAGGGTTTATCTTCAGTGGGGGCGAAGTACCGCGAGCATATTCAAGTACGAGGCCCGTCTGTGCACCATGCTCTTCCAAGTCATCGGGTGTCATACCGACTAACGACCCACTCTCAACCATCCAACCGCTGTTCGCAGTAGTGTTAACAATATGCAGCTCTTGGCTGGCGATCTTGTTTAGCTGCTCTTGCGGGGATAGCAGGTTACGCACCATGCCAAACGGTGTGCCACGTCTGAAGTATGCAAAGTAAGGAACCACGGTGAAGTCGTCATAAGGCGACCAATCATCGTGCAATACCACCTTGTCACAGCTCACGGTCCAACGGACACGCTTGACCATCTTGGAAATGATAGACAGGCCGTGCTGCTTCCCAAAAGCCTTCGCCTTACG